TCAAGCGGCCACGGCCATCGGCATGAAACCGGGGCGTGCGGCCTGAGTGCCCGACGACTTGCGGGCCTCAATCCACGCCTCGACCTCTTCCAAGTCCCAGGCCACGTTCCGGCTGGTGAGCGCGATGCGTCGCGGGAACTCCCCCCGCTGCTCCATGTTGAAGATGGTGCGCTCCGACAGCGGGATCATCGAGAGCAGCTTCTTGCGGTTGATCAGGGTCTTGCTGGTCATTGTTCTTCTCCATACGAAAATTCGATGCGGGTGACTGTGGTTTCCGGGGTGCATCCACGGTGCGAGGCGCAGAACATGGCGACAAAGCTGCTCGGCCACTTGTAGTCCGGGTGCGTGCCGAAGCCTTCCAACTCGCACTCGAGAAACCCATAGTCCAAGTCGTCGGTCATTGCCCGCAATGGCTCGCGGCGCACGCTGACGACGGTCAGCGGATCGCGCAACACGTCCAGCTTCTCGCCGGGGCGCAGCCCCATGCACTTGCGCACCGGGCGCAGCTTGTCGCCCGGTTTCAAGTTCAGCCAGCCGAGCCTGCGCGTCACGGTCTTGGTGCCTTCCATGATCTGGTCGGTCGTCAGGGCAAAACTCATGTTTCTCATGCTGCTTTTTCCTTTCGATACTCGTTCCAGTTGTTGGGCAAGATCAGGTCAACGTACTGTCCGAAATGCTTGTCGAAGGTCTCCACTAAATGGCGGTAGTCGCCGGACATCATTTCGACCCTGATAGGCTCGAAATCGGTTTTCATTGCCTTGGCGATCTGCCTTGCATTACCAAGCAGGCACCACGCATTGCCGTCTGGCCCATTCAAGTCAATGACGTGTTTGCTGGCAGGTCTACGTGCGATCAATGTCATTTTTTGCAGTCCTTCTTCTGTTGATCGCAGGCGCTGCTGCTTGAGTGCCCACCGCCGAACGGCCACCAAGACCATGATGACGTGCGCGACGGCTCGGCGGGAGCAGCTTTGGCAGGGGCTGGCGCAGGTTTTGCCGATGAAGGTGCGGATCGAGCGACCGATGTGTGAGCGCCTACGGATGCGTGTCCACCACCTCCGCCTTTTGCCTGGGCAACCCCGGCGGCCAGAAATGACCAGACGCATACGCTGATCAGATATTTGTTCAGTTGCTTCATGCCATTACCTCCTTGGCGATGACGATCTCCATGCCGACGCGGTGCGCGACGTGCATTTCCAGATGGGCACCGGCTGACTGCTGCCAGCCGTCCAGCAGGGCCAGCGCGTCGCAGTCGAGCAGGGCTTTCAGGTCGTTGCGCATGCACTCGTGCCAGCCGGTGTTCGGTTCCGGGTTCAGGTCGGCGGGATTCACCACCTCAAAGCCGAGCGCCCGCAGGCGGGCGGCCTCGGCGTGAAAGGCCGGGAAGTTCAGTTCGGGCAGGCCGGTCATGGGGCCGCTGAGATAGATGCGCTTCATGCCGTGGCACCTTTCAGCTTGAGCACCTGCTCGACCTCGCTGGTCGTCAGCGGGCGCACCCAAATGACGCCCAGGCGCTCGTTCGAGAACATGGCCCGAATACGGGCAGCGAGGATGGTGGGCGGGAAAATCCACCAGTACTCGCCCTTGATGGGGTGCATCAGAATCTTCATGCCGCCACCACGCGCAGTGCCTTGACGAGGTACGGATCAACGTCCGGCTGGTTGAGCAGCCAGCGTTTGTAGTCCGACGGCACGTCCTTGATCGGCGTGCCCTTGTGCTTGCCGAACGTCATCACCTTGGGGATGCGTGCCTGTTCCGACCGCTGCCACAACTCTTCCCACGTCGTCGCCTGGGTGATGTCGCCCATCTTGGTCAGCAGGTAGTCGAGCACGATGCGGCAGTTCATCACGTCGTGCTTGGCTGAGTGAGCGCGTTGCAGCAGGCTGCGGGCGCTGTCGCGTTCGAACAGGTAGAGCATGGCCGACTGCGTGTGCGAATCCACGTCGGGGAACAGCGACCGGGAAAGCGCCAGCGTGCAGATGCGTTTGACGGGCGGTTCGCCGATCACCTTCCAGTCGTAGTCCACGTTGTGGCCGATGATGTACTCGGTGCCCGGCGGCAGGCTGAACTCGGACGCGGGCGGGCAGTCCGCCACTTCCTCGTCAAGGATATGGTGCGTCGCCAGTGCGCCGAGTTCGATGGTCTTGCCGGGGTTGTAGCGTTGCTCGAACTCGTCCATCACGGCCAGCGTGAAGGGGTCGTTCACCTCAACCCATGCCGCCTCGATGATGGCCGGTTCGTTGATGCCGGTGGTCTCGGTGTCGAAAATCAGGGCGGTCATGCTGCTTCCTTGAGTTGGGCCACGACACCGTTTTCAAGCCAGTGGGCGGCGATGGTTTGGGGCAATGTCGGGGGCAGCGCCTTGAGCGTGCCGAAGATCAGGGCGGTGTTGATCTCGCCGTCCTGGGCGAGGATGTCCAGCCACGCGATCAGGTCTTCGCGGCCTTTCAGGTCGAGCACATCGAGGCGGTCGAGCACCAGCACCTTGACCTTTGAGAGGTGAGAAATGGCCTCGGCCAGCATCGCGTCGGCACGCCACTTCTCGGACTCCGACAGGAGGGCGTAGGGGCGCGGCGGCAGGCCGGGGTAGGCTGCCCACACCGACATGTTCGACTCGACGTGGACATGCAGCCATTCGGCATCCTGCGAGGACTGCTCCAGCCGGTCGTTGATCGGGCCAAGTGCCTCGGCCAGCATTTCGCCGGGGATGCCGTCGGGTGCCAGCGCGTCGGCGATGGCGATCCACGCCAGCACCGATTCGTGCGCGGCCAGCGCCTTCGCGGTGCGTTCGTCGGCTTGCTTGGCCTGCCGTTCGGCGTCCTGCTGCCCGGCCAGCTTCGCGGTGATGTCGCTGCGCTCGGCCTTGAGGTCGTCCAGATGCTTGCGGGCGGCGTGGATCTCGGCTTCGTCCGGGGCGCTGCCGACGGCGGCTTCCAGTTCGGCGATGGCCTTGGCCGCTGCGTCTGCCTCGGCCAGATCGCGCTTGTCGTTGGCGACCGCGCTTTGCAGCAGGTGCAGGGCTTTCTCGTACTCAGGCAGCTTGTTTCGCGCCTCGCTGTCGCCAGCACCGGCGGATTCGATGCTGCCGTGTTCCGCCGAGTACTTCTCGAGCACGGCGTTGGCGTCGGCAAGGTTCGCACGTTGGTGGTCGTCCATTTCGCCGAACGGGATCACCATGCGCAGGGACTCGTTCAGGGAAAAGGCCAGGTCGTGCACGAGGCCGACCTTGCGGCCACCGGCGGCACGCTGGCGGGCGTCCTCGACCTTGGCCTCCCACTCCTTGAGTTCGGCCTCGTCGCGCACCAGCTTGTCATCGACGCGGGCGTACCGGCTGCCTTTCTCGCGCAGGTCGGCCAGCCGCTGCGCGGTTTCGGCGTGGCGCTTGTGGTCGGCCTGCAATGCGCCCATGCGCTGATTGGCGGCGGCCAGCCCTGCGTCGGTGGCTGCGAGGCGCTGTTGCAGGTCTGCCAGCGCAGCGGCATCGAACGCGGGCTTTTCAGCAGCCCACGATGCGGCCTTCTTGTCGCCGTAGGTCTCGCCGGTGATCGTGCGCCATGCGGCTTTCTCGTCGCGGGCCTTGGCCTGGGCTTCCTTGTGGGCGGCGTCAAAGCCGGAGCGCAGCATCGGCATGATGGACTCGACCTTCTGGTCGTTGCAGCCTTTCGCCAGCATGCGCTTCTTGACCTCGGCACCACCGGCGGACAACCCCATGAGGCCGAACAGGAAAGCGCGGCGCTCGTTCGGCTCCAGCTTGGCGAACCGCTGCGCGTCCAGCACGTAGGGCAGCGCCGTCGGCGGCACGTACTCCGTCAGCGGCGTGGTCTTGCCGTCGGGCAGGGTGACGAAGGCGCGGACGGTGCCGTCGATCTCGACTTCGGCGAAGCCGGATTCAGCGCCCTCGGTGATCAGTTGGCCGTAGTCCTTTTTCAGGCCGACGCGCACGGCTTCGCCGGTGAGCGCCATGCGGATGGCTTCTTGCAGGCTGGACTTGCCCGCGCCGTTCTTGCCCGCGAACAGCGTCACGGGTTTGGTCAGTTGCACCTCCACGGCGCGAGCACCGAGGAAGTTCTGAACGCTCAGGCCGGTGAGTTTCATGCTGCCTCCCCGCCCAGGTCGTCGCTGTCATCACCGTGCGCCTTCCACCATTCGGTGTTGTTCTCTTTCTGCCATGCCTTCCAGCCGACGATCCACTGGATGCACAACTCGCCCTTCATCACCGGGCAGGCGTCTTGCTGCTTGCCTTCGCTGGCGGCCTGATAGCCATCGTCGCGGGCCTGCTGCAATTCGGCGTCGAGCGGCTTGTGCTCGATGGCGATCACTTCGGCGTCGATCACGTTTTCGTCATCGCTGCCGGTGCCTTCCATGCCCTTGCCGTCGCCGTTCGGGTCGTACTCGTGACCCAAGTCCATCGCACGCTGATCGGCTTCGCCCTTGATTTCTTCCATGCCGCCGGTGTGTTGCGCGGGGTTGGCGACAACCACCAGCACGGCCTTGCCGCTGGCTTCGTAGAGTTCGTGCAGGTTGGGGGCGGAACTGCCGAACTTGACGACGGCCTTCACGCCGTCCTTGATGGTGATCTGGTCGAGGTCACCGGCCACGACGGTGCGGCCTTCGCTGGCGACGATGTGCACCGCCATCTTGACGTTGGTCTCCACGCGGTTGCGCAGACGGTCGATCACGTCGTCTTGCTTCTTCTGCGACAGCTTCGGCCATACGTCAGGCAGCAGCTTGATTTCCTGCACGAGGGCTTGCAGCAGGTCGCGGCCTACCGTCTCGGAGGTCATGGACAGGAGGGTTTTCACGTCGTCGTTGTGGTTTTCGGTTGTCATGGAGTTGGTTCCTTTTCAGTCGTCGTTGGCTATGCGTTCGAGGGTGGTCTGTTGGGCTTCGCTGATGTACATGCGCCGCCCGTACTGGTCGTATCGGGTCTTCATGTCCGCCACGAACGACTCTTCCCAATCGTTCGCGGCGTTCATGCGGGCGCTCTCAAGCAGTTCCTCGAACTCCTTTTCGTCGTAGAGGTCTTGAACGCGCTCGCTCACGGTCACTCCATGCCGCCGGTGGTGGCCCGCTCACGGCGGGTGCGGGTCTGCGGCGCGCGCTGCTGGCCGTTGGCCTCGGCTTGTTCGCGGGCTTGGATTTCCGCCAGTTCCTCGGCGGTCGGCTGCCAGCCCTGATCGACACCGGCTTGCGGCTTCGCTTCGGGTGCGGCAGTGGTGGCCGCGCCCTTGATCTCGCCGGTCTCTTGATCGACGGCCTGGGCTTGTGCGGGGGCAGGGGTCGCCGCCGGTTGCTCTGGCTGGACGACCTCGGCGGGGCGAACCTCGCGGGCGGTGCTGCGCATCGTCTCGGTGGTGACGCTGGCGACCGAGCCGTCGGGGTTCACGTCGATGATGTCGTGCACCTCTTCGGCGGACTGCAAGCCCATCAGCAGTTCGGGGGCGTAGAGCTTGCCGAAGAAGCTGGCCGTGCGGTAGCGCAGCATCACTTCTGGCATGGTCTGCCACTTGCTGCCGCTCTTGCCGTACCAGCCTTCCTTGACGGCCATTTCGACCGACACCTTGGGGCTGTCGATGCGTGCGCCGGTTTCCTTCTCGATTGCCCAGGCAACGCACTCAAGGTTCTGCACGGTGGCCTTGTGCTTGGAGGTCACGCGCTGGCGATCCACCCACTTGGTGACTTCGTACTCGACTTCCTTGGGGCCAAGGTCTTTCAGGTCGAAGCGCAGGGGCGAGAAGCGACCGCAGCCGTTGATGGCGGCAATGATCCACTGCGACGACCACGAGGGGCGGCCTTCCACGATGTAGAGGTTCTGCATCACCATCAACGGGTCAGCGCCCATGCGCTGCGCCATGTTCAGCGACACGACGCAGTTGGCGAGGGCGTTGGGGTTGTCTCCCTTCTTTTCGTCCCATGCGCGGTAGGCGGCGGGCACGAGGGTGGAACTGGACAGCAGCTTGGCGGCACGCTGCATCAGCGCGAAGGACTGTTCGTTGCCGAAGCCCATGCTGACGATGGCGTGTTGCTCTTGCTGCGGCTGCTGGCGCATGTTGGCGAGCGTGGTTTGTTGCGCGGGTGCGTTCATGGTTGGGGACTCCTTATTTACGGAACTTGCAGGTGGGGAAAGCGGCGCAGTAACGCTCGTGGCACATCATCGATTTGGGGTTGCCCCAAAACGTGCCCGCGTGAATGATCTTGGCGGCGTACTCGAGGATGCCGGGCGACTCGCCGTCGCCCAGGAGCACGTCACGCGCTCCGGCGATCTCGCCGGTGCCGACACGCTGCGATGCGGGTGTCTTGGCCGTGTTCATGCCGATGATTTGCGCCGGGGCGTTGATGGGCACACCGCTGGCGTGCTCGGCCAGCAGTTCATAGACGCCCATCTGGTAGGCGTGCCCGGCGGTCTTGACGTTGCCATCGGAGCCGACGGCGGCCTTGCCGGTTTTCAGGTCACAGATCGCCAAGCCTTCGGCGGTCTCGCGCACCCGGTCGGTGGTGCCGGTGAGGATCAGGCCCAGGTCGCTGATTTCGAGGCGTTCGCACTGAATCTCGACCGCCTTGTAGTTCTGCTGCGGGGCGATGATCTGGCAGTACTTGGTGTGCAGCGACAGCGCGATCTTCTCGGCGTCCTGCGGCGTGTCGTCCTCCCACACCACGTCCTCGTCGGGGCGGTGAATGGTGTCCACGACGGCGGCAGCGGCTTCGTCAATCGTGATGCCGGTGCCGTCGATCTTGGACTGGTCATAAACGGCGGTGCTGGCATGCACAGCCTTGCCGAGCATCGCTTTGCCGTTGGACGGTACGCGCTTGCCTTCGAGGTGGGTTGCGGCCCACGAAGCCGGGCAGTCGAAAAGCCTGCCGAGGCTTGAGGCGCGGATGATGACGGGTGTCATGGTTTCTCCTTGAGGGGGGTTACAGGGTTTTGCCCGCCATCTGCCAAGCACGGCGGACGGATAGGCCACGGCGTTTCCAGTAGAGGAAATTGGTCAGGAACTTCTTCACGGCAGTGCCTTCACGCTGACCTTGCAGGGGCGCAGGCCGACGCGGGTTTGCGCGTCGACCACTGCGTCACAGGTCGAGGGGAACAGGCCGTCGTAGGTGGTCTCGCCGTCCTCGGTCTTGACCGCGACGCGGCACTTGACGAGGGAGGCGGCGGCCACCTGCTGAGGGATGGCTGCAAAGCTGTTCAGGACTCCCGCGAAGGCGGGGTGAACGTGGGCGTTTGGTTGCATCGTTTGCTCCTTTTCCGACGGCTGAAAATATCCGCCGATGGATTGAATAATATCCGGTCGCGGATATTTGTCAAGCCGCAAACGGATAATTTTTCGGAGCAGGCAAAAAAAACCCGCCGATGGCGGGTTCTTGGGGTGATTTAGGGTTGTGCTAGTGGACTGTAACGATTGAATTGGTAGTAATGCGTCGTGAGAGATCGCAGTACTTCCACTTCACTGGTTTGGGCTGCTGGTTGTACTTACGGATGTATTGCATGAGTTTTCTCTTCAAGTCGGGCACGGAAGTGAACACGCCGCGGGCGATGACATCGCGCTCGATCTTGGCAAACCACAGCTCCACTTGGTTCAGCCACGACGAGTACGTCGGGATAAAGTGCATATGAACGTTGCTGTGTGTGACTGGATTTGCCCCCGTATCTCCGGACACCGTCTCACACTTGAGTTGATGATTCCGTCCTGCGCCTGAACTCGCGTGGCGAGCGATATTTCAGTGCGCTATGGGGATGCTGCTCGTTGTAGTGCTCGAACGCGATGGCAAGGTTGCGCGCGGCCGTCGCCGCATCCTGCTTGGGCATGAAGGCGACGTAGGGGCCTATCCGAGATTTTGTGTGCGAGGCATATCATGAGGAGTAGAAGTCATGGATATGCCGATGAAGAAGAAACGCACGTTGGCGTCGCAGGCAGCGGCGCGAGGGCCGTTGCCTGAACTGCCCAAGGAGCTGTTGGACGAGCTGGTCAAGGGGCCGATGACGGCGGGCGAGGTGCAGGACCTGATGCTGGCGTTCAACAAAGCGCTGATCGAACGCGCGATGGGCGCCGAGATGAATCACCATCTGGGCTATCCGCCAGGTGCGGCCAAACCGCCCGGCCAGGACAACGAACGCAACGGCGCCAGCGGCAAGACGATCATCACCGATCGCGGCCCGGTCCGGGTCGAGGTGCCGCGAGACCGTGACGGCAGCTTCGAGCCGATCCTGATCCCGAAGCACGAGCGCCGCTTCACCGGCTTCGACGAGCGCATCATCGCGATGTACGCACGAGGCATGAGCGTGCGCGAGATTCAGGCCTTTCTGGCCGAGAGCTACGGCACCGATGTCTCGCCCGACTTCATCAGCTCGGTCACCGATGAGGTGATGGCCGAGGCGCTGGCCTGGCAGAGCCGTCCGCTCGAAGTCATGTACCCCGTGGTGTTCTTCGACGCCTTGCGGGTCAAGATCCGCGATGACGGCGTGGTCAGCAACAAGGCCGTGTACTTGGCCCTGGGCATCCAGGCCGACGGCCAGCGCGACGTGCTGGGCCTGTGGATCGAACAGACCGAAGGCGCCAAGTTCTGGCTCAAGGTGTTCAACGAACTCAAGGCACGCGGCTGCCAGGACATCCTGATCGCCGTGGTTGATGGCCTGAAGGGACTGGCCGAGGCGATCGGCACGGCCTATCCGCGGACGACCGTGCAGACCTGCATCGTGCACCTGATCCGTAACAGCTTGGAATACGCGAGCTGGAAGGATCGTAAAGCCATCGCACAGGCGCTGCGCCCGATCTACACGGCAGCCAGCGCCCAGGCGGCCCAACAAGCGCTGCAGGCCTTTGCTGACGGCCCCTGGGGCGCCAAGTACCCGACCATCGTGCAGTCCTGGCAGCGCGCCTGGGAGCACGTCACGCCGTTCTTCGCGTTTGCGCCGGAGATTCGACGGGTCATTTACACGACCAATGCCATCGAGAGCCTGAACATGCAGTTACGCAAGATCATCAAGACGCGCGGTCACTTCCCCAATGACGAGGCCGCCATCAAGCTGCTCTGGCTGGCGTTGCGCAATGTGCTGGCCAAGTCCGTCCGGGCTGCCTTCGACTGGAAGTCGGCCATGAACCAGTTCGCTATCCTGTTTGGTGAACGATTCACACAGGCACGCGGGTAACGTCTTTTTAACCGCCTCGCCCACAAAAATGCGGACAGGCTCCGACGTAGTCGCGCTTCATCGTCTTCACGAAGCTCTCCGCCATACCGTTACTCTGCGGGCTGCAAACCGGCGTCGTCAACGGCTTCAGGCCAATGTCCGTGGCGAACTCGCGAGTCTTCCCGGCAATGTAGCCTGAGCCGTTGTCCGTCAGCCATTCAATTTCCGCTGGTGCTTTCGGAACATTGCCGAAGCGCTGCTCGACGGCCGCCAGCATTACGTCGCGCACGACGTCGCCACTGTGGCCACCGGTTGTCGCCACCCAGCTCATCGCTTCGCGGTCGCAGCAGTCCAGCGCGAACGTCACGCGCAGTGGCTCGCCGTTGTCGCAGCGGAACTCGAAGCCATCGGAGCACCAGCGCTGGTTGCTCTTGGCCACGACGACCTTGCCGTCATGTCGGCGCTGTGGACGCGGCGGTGTCGGCCTGCGCTCAAGCAGCAGGCCGTGCACGCGCATGACCCGATAGACCCGTTTGGCGTTGATAGGCGCTTCGCATCGACGCTCCCGTTCGCACCGCAATCGGCCCCAGACCCGCCGGTAGCCATAGCTCGGCAGGTCGGCGATGACGTGCCGAATTTCGTCCACCAGACCAGCGTCATCCGTTTGCCGAGCTGTGCGCCCATCACGCCAATCGGCAGGTCGAGCACGCTTGGCCGCCACGTTTGAGCGCGCTACGCCGAGGACTTCGCAGACCTGCTTCACTGGTCGTCCCCTGGCAACGATGGCGAGCGCGCAATCCACTTTTTTACCCGGCCGTATTCCACGGCTTCGCGCAGTATCTCGTTCTCCATCGTCTTCTTGCCGAGCATGCGCTGCAGCTCACGGACTTGCTTGAGTGCTTCGGCCAGCTCCGAGGCTGGCACCACTTCCTCGCCTGCACTCACCGCCGACAGGCTCCCGTCCTGGTACAACTTGCGCCACTGGAACACCTGATTCGGATTCACCCCGTGCTGGCGTGCCACCATTGAGACCGTCTTGCCTGGCTCGAAGCTCTCCCTGACCATCGCGAGCTTCTCTTCCACCGACCACCGCCGGCGGCGCTCCGGGCCCGTCAACACTTCCATCACTTCTTGGTTGCTGCTAGTCATAAACACAGTCGTATGCCTACCCGTAGTTTAAGTGGGTGACTGTGTCCGGGGATTCAGGGGGCCGCTCCAGTGACCAGGAACGCATCCACCTGTTTGGTCTTGTGCGCCGAAAGGTTGTCGGCGATGACGTGGATCTCTTTGCCCTTGGGTTGGTGGGCCACGATGTCGGTGAGAAACGCCACGAACTCGGCCGAGGTGTGGCGTGTCGCCGTCTTGCCCAGCACTTCACCCGTCTTGGTGTTGAAGGCGGCGTACAGCGAGAGCGTGCCGTGCCGGAAGTACTCAAAGCCGTGGCGCTCGGCGCGCCCCGGCGACAGCGGCAGCACCGGGTCCAGCCGATCCAGCGCTTGAATCGCTGTCTTCTCATCGACACTGAACACCACCGCGTTGTGTGGCGGATTCAAGTACAGCCCGATGACATCGGCGGCCTTGGTCTCGAAGTCCGGGTCCTGGGAAGTCAGATAGCGCTCCAGCAAATGCGGCTTGATGCCGTGTTTGGCCCAGATGCGCGCCACCGTCATGTGCGAGATGTCACCGCCCAGCTCCGCCGCCAGCTTGCGCGAAGACCAGTGCGTGGCGCCATCCGCAGGCTTGTGCTTGGTGGTGCGCGCCAGCACCCGCGCCTCCAGCCGATCGGTGACCTTGTAGCGCTCGCGCCCGGCGTGGCGAGCACACAGTCCGGCCAGCCGGTCACGCGCAAAACGCTTGCCCCATCGATCAATGTAGCTGTCGCTGCAGTCGAGCTTGGAGCGAATCTGCGCCCAAGTCAAGCCCTGGGCCAGCAGCAAGATCAATCGAGCGCGCCGCGCCGTATCGGCTCGCGCAGTCCTCGATGCAGTCTGCTGTTGAAGTTCCATGCGCTCGCTTTGGCTCAAGTTCATCGTAACCTCCAAGGCTACGATGATACTTCCCCTTTAAACGTTACAGTCCACTAGTGGGTGCTTTTCAGTGCCCGACAATACCGACGTTCTTCCACGTCTTTAGCTTTGGAATCGGCGAGCGTCTGCCACTGCATGTTCGCGGGAGCGTCAGGGCCACCGGCACAGAGCGGTGTTACATGGTCGATGACATAGCCTGGGCACTTGCCACTTGGTTGCCCGGTGGCCGGGCAAGGGTGCTGGCGCTGGAATTCGTGCTTGGCGGATGTGCTGCGGTGAGTTTTGGCGTCGGCTGTGTGGGCACCAGCGAGAAGCGCAACCCCAACAACAACAAGCCCGAGGACTAGCTGCCGCATGTGGTCAGCATCCTGATAATTTTTCCATCCATGCAGCGCGTCAAAGTGTCCAGCGATCCCTGCGCAGGGGCAGTGTCGATTGCGAGGCTTTTTCGGTCGAAGCCATCGACGTTCGTGTCGATATTGCCATTCGGTAGCCGCCAGTCTTTGGGAAGGTTGTACTTCTTCGCAATAACCGCACCGGCCTTCTTGTCAGCAGCTTCGCCGTCCACGCCCTTTTCGATCAGCTTTTCGTTCAAGGCTTGGAACTCTTCGAAGATGGCAACGTCCTGCTGCGTGGCGAGGTGGTTCGGATTGGCGACGTACATTTCCCATACCTTTCCGCCATCCCATACCGTGTGGCTTGGATTCGGGCTGTAATAGGCGTGCACAACCTCTCGGAACATCACGCCATGCGCCTGGGTGATCTCGTTGCGACGCACGGTTACTTCGATAGAGTCAGCGCCGAATGTCGCCGTTTTTTCGGCTATGGCCGCTGATGTGGCCGCCCATTCCGAGGGTGTGCCGCCGGTGACGCCGACATTAACCCGTGCCACTTTCAAATTGTCCTTGAACATGTCACTGAGCATGACGGATTCAATGGAAAACGGGAGCGCCTTGGTCGATCCGGCACCGCCGGTTGAGTCCTTGTTATCGCACCCACCCAAAGCCACGAGCGCCAGCGCGAAGGCGGCAACGGTGGTTTTTCTCATAACTGTCTCCATTCCTTGTGAGAGAAGTTCGGGCACCAATCACACCCGCTGCGGGCGGCCTCGGCCAGAAGCTGCCCTTCAATGTCATTGGCCTGCACGTCAGGCACAAAGCCGGATTCCAGCAGCTTCGAACAGGGAAACACGTAGCGCGGCGGCGCATAGAAGCCCGAGTCGAACATGGCCTTATGTTCGGCCTTCAGGTCTCTGACCTCGGTGGCCTTGTGGCAGTAGTGCTCGACGCCGCCACCGGCGTGGGCGGCAATGAAGCATCCGAGGGTGGCGATCACCGCGTCCTGATTCACCACCAGGCGGCCACCGGCATGCACCAGCACGCCCTTGATGTTGTCGAGGTGCTGGAGCAGGGCGACGGCCAGTTCCGCCTGCTCTGGCGTCCGGCCAAACACGGCGCGGTACCGCTTGATCTTGCCGACGGGTTCATCAGTGAACTCAGCGGCCTGGGCTGCGATCTCCAGCGCGACCGGGAACAGATGCGACGGCGAAGTCGTGAAGGAAACAGCGACCAGCATGCCTACTTCTTGCGGTAGCGGCGGTGCTCAACCATCGTGCCAATGATGTTGATCGGGCAAATGTCTGATCGCAGCGACGGGAAATCAGGGTTCAGCGGCACCAGTTCGATGACCTGTTCCCCGCGCTCATTGACACCACGGGGCCGGTATTTCTTGAACGTCGCTTCGTGGTCGCCGTTCTTGGCCACGACGAAATCGCCGGGGTTGGGTGCGATAGACGGGTCAATGATTACGCGGTCACCCTCTCGGAAGTCGGGCAGCATCGATTCGCCCTTGATCTCCAGCGCGAAGGCGTTATCCGACAGTTCCAGATCAGTGAGAAGCCAGTCGGAAGCGTCGCCGGGCTGGTAGGTGTCCACGATCTCAGTCCATGCCCCCGCCTGGACGTAGCTGATCAGCGGGATTTGTCGGCTACCCACGGCAGCCGGGAGCACGTTTGTCGTCCCAAGGCTCGGCGACATCAGTTGCGCCGCAGTCACACCGAAGGCGCGTGCAATGGCCTCAATGGTCTCGGCGGTGGCCTGAGTGTCCGCACGCAGGATTCGGCTGATTGAAGACTGCCCAACCCCCGACTTCTGCGCGAGCTTGGCTTGTGTGTTGATGGTGCCGTGCGTGTCCAACAGAGATTTCACGTTGGCTGCCAGCACCTCAGAGGCGGGCTGTTTTTTCATTTCCCAATCTAACCATATATGGCTATCTATGTGCGGCTTGACTAATATCCGTAAACGGATAAAATGAAGTCGTTTCCACCACGAGGTAGCCATCCATGCAACCGAACCAAGAACCCATCTTCGATTTCGTCAAGCGCAGGCTTACCGAAAACAAGGGGCTTCTCACCAAGGTGTCCCGCGAGTGCGACGTGCCCTACAGCACTCTGATGAAGATCGCCCAGGGCGTCATCGAGAACCCGCGCATTCGCACCGTCCAGAAGCTCGCCGACTACTTCCAGCGTGCTTCCGCCTGATGGAAATCATCTTTTTTTTGCCCAAAAAAGGCACCCCTAAGCGCCCCTAACGATTAGGGGGAAGGACGGAGACACGATGCAGACCAAGCTTTTCTACGAGGACGAATACGAGGCGCTGAACCTGATGGTCAGCAACAGCCAGAAATCCGCGAAGGAACTGGCTGCATACCTCTTTCCCCACCTGAAACCAGAGTCGGCCTACGCCCGGTTGAAGGCTTGCCTGAACCCGGAAAAAGACGAGCGCCTGACCTTCGGCCAGATCATCGCTGCGATGAAGTTCTGCGAGTGCTACGACCCGCTGATGTTCGCGTGCGACGAGACCCTGCACGCCCGGCCAGACCGGAAAGCGCCGAAGGACGAAGAAGTTAAGCTGGTGCAAGCGATCAACGGTGCTGCCGACACGATGCAGAAGGCCATGCGCCAGCTTGAGCACCTGAGAAGTCGCGGGGTGATCAATTGAGCGCCCCTGCCTATTGCCTGCTGGCGGTCGGGTACATCGCCTTCGTTCTGGTGCTCTGCCGCGTCGTCGGTTTCTCCAACATTCAGGAGGACGAGTGATGCGAATCGCCCAGGCCGAAACCTCCATCGAAGCATTCCACTCGCTGCCCGTCGCCGGGTATCTACAGCCCAAGGAACAGCAGGTGCTGGCCGCCTTCCGTGGCCGCGCCGACACCACGCTCACGCGCAAGCAGTTGGTCGATGCGGTGGGCATGGAACTGTCGGCGGTCTGCGGGCGCGTCAATTCTCTGCTCGCCAAGAAAGCCCTGTGCGTGCGCGGCTTCCACATTGACCCCAAGACGCGCAAGCGTCAGGAATTGGTCGGCCTGCCGGTGGCGGAACAGGGGGCGCTGTTTTGAGTTCTCCTACACGTCCAGTCCTGCGCTACCACGGCGGCAAATTCAGAATCGCGGACTGGATCGTCTCGTTTTTCCCTGAGCATGGCTGCTATCTCGAACCATTCGGCGGCGGTGCTTCGGTGCTCGTGCGTAAGGGGCGCGTCGGCACCGAGATTTACAACGACCTCGACGGCGATGTCGTGAATCTCTTCCGCATCCTGCGCGACCACGGCACGGCTGCCGAGCTTTGGCACCGCCTGCGTTTCACCCCGTTCGCCCGCGCCGAGTTCGACGCGGCCTACAGCGACCCGACAGATCCCGTTGACCAGGCGCACAAGCTGATCATGCGCTCGTTCATGGGGCACGGCTCAGATTCCGCAACCCGCCGGACACAGCCTGGATTCCGCACAAAGCGCAGCCGATCAGGAACCGAAGGCGGCGGCTTCACCAGAAGCCCCGCGTGCGAGTTCGCGGCCTACCCGGACGCGATCCACGGATTTCACGAGCGCCTTGCCGGTGTTGTGATCGAGAACCGGCACGCCATCGACCTGATTCACCAATTCGACAGCCCGACAACGCTGATCTACGCCGACCCGCCTTACGTCCTTTCATCGCGGACGCTGATGCGTGGCTCGAGCAATAGCAGCCACGGCTATCGCCACGAAATGTCGGACGACGACCACCGAGCACTTGCCGAATGCCTGCGCAACTGCCGCTCAATGGTCGTTCTGTCCGGCTACGCCTCAGACCTCTACGACCGGGAGCTTTACCCCGACTGGCAGCGGTTTGAGCGTAAGGCGGTCGCCGAGGCAGGCAAGGCCCGCACCGAGGTGGTGTGGCTGAACCATGCGTGCAGCACAGCGTTGATCGGGCAGCAGGCACAACAGAGGCTGATCGCATGAATTACTACGAGCACCACATCGGCGACTACGCCGAAGCCACCGCCCACCTGAGCTTCATCGAGGACGCGGCCTACAGCCGCCTGATTCGGAAGTACTACGCCACCGAGAAGCCGTTGCCCGCCGACCAGAAGGCGGTGCAGCGGCTTGTTGGTGCCCGAACCAAGGAAGAGCGCGAGGCCGTGGCCACGGTGCTGGAAGAGTTCTTCACCTTGCAGGACGACGGCTGGCACAACACCCGGTGCGACGAGGAAATCGCCCACTACAAGGAAGGCGACGCCGAGCGCGAGCAGAAAAACACCCACGAGAAGGAGCGGATGCGCCGCCACCGCGAGGAACGGTCACGCCTGTTTGCCGAGCTTCGTGAGCACGGAATCACCCCGAAATGGGACACGCCTGTCACGCAACTGCGGGAGATTCTGAAGCGCACCAGCAACGCACCTGCAACGCGAACAGGTGGCGAACAGGAACGCACCAGCAACGCACCTGCAACGGCTAACCAGACACCAGACACCAATACCCAATCACCAGACACCACTACCCATGTCAGTAAAGACACACAGGGAAGTGGAACTCCCACACGCGCAGGCGCGGTGTGTGTCGCCCTTCGAGCCGAGGGGCTTGCATCGGTCAATCCGGCACATCCCGACTTGATCGCACTGCTGGACGACGGGGCAGAGATTCAGGAATTCGTGAGCGCAGCCCGCATTGCCCGTGAGAAGGGCAAGGGCTTCGCCTACGTGATCGGAATCGTGAAGGGGCAACGCGCCGACGCGCAGCGCATGGCAGCCGAGGCCAAGACCAAACCGAGACAAGGAGCCAACCATGACGGACACGACGTTGAAGAACCAGCCTGATTCGATGCGGAGCGTGGCAGACCTCGCGCAAAGCGCCATTGCAGCGGTGAAGGCCAAGCCAACCCCGACGCCCAGGCAGTTCGTGCCGCAGTACGCCGAGTGCGAGGCGCACGGGCAGTACCCGATGAACATGCAGGACGAGCGCGGCGGTGAGCGTTGGTACCCGCCCGGCTGCCCGATCTGCCGAAAGCAGGCGAACGCCGCCCGGCTGCTGGCGGCCAGCAACATCCCCCGGCGGTTCGTGGATTGCGACTTTGGCAACTACGAGGCAGCCACCGAGGAACAGCAGCGAGTGCTGCGCCGCTGCGAGAGCTACGCCAGCGAGTTCAGGAAGTACCGTGACGCTGGCGCGTGCCTGTTGCTGTGCGGTCGCCCAGGCACCGGCAAGAACCACCTCGCCACGGCGATCAGCCGTCGGCTGCTGGATGACGGGTATTCCGTGCTGCGCATCAAGGCCAGCCAGTACCTCGATGCGTACTGGTCGAAGGGCTTTGACGAGCGCGAGGCATGGCTGCACGGCATGGCCTCCGTGGATCTGCTGATGATCGATGAAATCGGCAGGAGCAGTAACGCCAAGAGCGCACAAGATGCATTTTTCCGGCTGCTGGATGCCCGCTACGAGGCGCAACTGCCGAACCTGCTGGCGACGAACCTCAACCGCGAAGAGTTGATCGAGGTGTTGGGCGATGCGACCTACGACCGCCTGACGCAGGGCGGAAGCATCCGCCTGACGTTCGATTGGGACAGCTTCCGCGCCAAGAAGGTGGGGGTGTGACATGCCCGGACTGCGAGAAAGCGGCCAACACCAAGCACCACGGCGGCTACCGGATGCAGTGCGTCCGGTGCTGTGCCCGACTTGTGGCCTCGGCCAGACCGTCCCGCCAGCATCAGGAAGCGATGTTCGCGGCCATTGCCCGGTTCCCCGGCGCACCAACCCGGCAGGAGGTTCTGGACTGTCTCCGGCAGAACTTCTCGGCACCCCACTCAGTGCATCCGAGCAGCACCTCGCAGACCTTGCTTTGAGCTACCCGCACCTGTTCGGCGAGTGGGCCTGATTTGATTTTTTTGGACATAAAAATGACCGGCACCATCACCTTCACCATTCCCGGCGAGCCGGTCGCCAAGGGCCGCGCCCGGTCGTTCGTCCGTAACGGCCACGTCGCCCACTACACCCCGGAAAAGACCGCCCGCTACGAAAACCTCGTGAAGCTGGCCGCGCAGCAGGCAATGGGCGACATGGCCCCCGCCGAAGGCGCGGTCGCGCTGATCGTCCGGGCGTTCATGGGCATCCCGACCAGTTGGAGCCAGAAGAAGCAGCGGGCGGCTGCCCTGGGCGAGATCACCCCGACCAAGCGCCCCGACCTCGACAACATCGTCAAGGCGGTCAAGGACGGCGCGAACGGCGTGACGTGGAAGGACGATTCGCAGGTGGTCGATGTCCGCGCCAGCAAGCGGTACGGCACGCCCCGCGTCGAGGTGGAAGTGAGGGTCGGCTGATGGAGCGTTGGGAATACGGCGACCCGTTCGAGGTGGTGGCACGCCGCGAGGCCATCGCACAGCGCCAAGAGCGTGCCTGCGGCCAATGCGTGCACAAGGTCAGCATCGACTGGAAGGGCGAGACCTACCACGGTTGCGAGTACAAGCGCCGCACCTACGGGGTGCGCTGCGAGTTCTACCGGGAGAAGAAGGCATGAGGAAGCGCGGCAAACGATTCACCACCCGGCGCGACCCGAGCGCCTTTCTGCGCACGCTGGTGGGCGTCAAGCCCTTGGAGCAAGACCAGCAGACCGACCTGAGCATTGCCTACCGCATGTCGTTTGAGTCGCTGCGCACCGGCCACGGCAAGGAGACCGACTTCCACACCATCGCGTGCTCTCTGAACATCGCCTTGGTACTGGCCGAGCGCGGCTACGGTGCTGAGTGGGTGGAGCAGGTAAAGGCCGCGCAGGTTGGCTTGGTGCGCCGCATGGAGCGCGGACAGCGAACCGGGCGCTGGGGGCTTGATGGCGAGGCGATGACGGCCATGAGCGACGCGCTGTCATTGCATGACGAGCAGATCGCGCTCGCCACGCAGAGAGAAATTCGGGAGGCCATTGCAGAGGTGCATCGCCGCGTGACGATTGGTGAAGTTTTTGAAACGGAGAACGCATGAAAGAAGAATTTTTGTTCAACAGCGCCCACGCTGCTTTGGTTTTTGCCTTCAACTTCTCGGCGCAGCAATACGACCGACCGTTGATGAATCGGCTTGCAGCGCCAGCGGTTGGAAGCGGCAAGGGGCTTGGTGGACTGGACGGCGCGGCACAGGCTGGGTTCATCCGTGCCGAAGTCAGAACCCTCGGCAAGCTGGCCGAAGCCATCCTGATTGCCCGTATCGCGCCGCGCTACGAATCATGCGAGTGCCGCTCCGCGTGTTGCTCTGGCAAGAAGCCGAACAAGGAATGGACAAACGCTGTCGGCGTGCTGGCTGACCATGTGCGAAACACGGCGCTGGCGGGATGTACGGCGCACGGTCTGCTGCGCCGCGAGTACGTGGTGCGGTATTTCTCGCCCAAAGACCAGCGCGTGAGTTTGGAGGCGCTGGCAGAGCGTCACGACATTCACCGCGACACCGCGTCAGCACATTACGGGCGCGTCGCGTTGCTCTTCGGAGGTTCACGCAAGGGGCGGGACACCTCGCTGGGGCTTGAGGACGCGGCGAGAAATGCCATAGACGACCGCTTCCGTGAAATCGGACTGATTGGCGACGAAAACCAATCCTCTTGACATTCCGCAAAATGCGCGGAAAATAGCGCATAATTCAGTAGTGGTATATCCACGTCCAAAGCCCGCCGAGCGCGGGCTTTTTGCTTTCTGACCCCTTGTCTCCGTCACCTTCGGGTGGCTTTGAAACCCGCGTTCGGCCTCGTGCTGGCGCGGGTTTCTTCTTTTCCGGCTCCTGCTCACATGCGCGATCTGTCCATTCAAACCCGCCCGGTCGAGGCGCTGATCCCTTACGCTCGGAACAGCCGCACCCATTCCGCCGGGCAGGTGGCACAGATCGCCGCCAGCATCCGCGAGTTCGGATGGACAAACCCCGTCCTGGTCGATGGCGAGAACGGCATCATTGCCGGGCATGGCCGTGTGCTGGCCGCCCGCAAACTCGGTTTGACCGAGGTGCCGTGCATCGAAATCCGCGACATGACCGAGGCGCAAAAACGCGCCTACGTCATCGCCGACAACAAGCTGGCCGAAAACGCCGGATGGGACAAGGAACTGCTGGCGCTCGAACTCGGCGAACTCAAGGCCGACGGCTTCGACCTCGATCTGATCGGCTTCGACGCCGAGGACTTGGGCAAGCTGCTCGAACCGGACGCCAAGATCGGCCTGACCGATGACGACGACGCGCCCGAAGTGGCCGCCGTTGCCGTTTCGTGTCCAGGTGACTTGTGGGTGCTCGGCAGCCATCGCGTGATGTGCGGCGACAGCACCAGCGTGGCCGACGTGGAACGGCTGATGGACGGCTACAAGGCCGATCTGATCGTCACCGACCCGCCATACAACGTCGCCTACGAGGGCGGCACCGCCGAGAAGCTGACCATCCAGAACGACAGCATGGGCGACGAGGCGTTCTACCAGTTCCTGCTGGCCGCCTACGGCGCGATGTTCGCCGTGGCGAAGGACGGCGCGGGCCTGTACGTGTTCCACGCCGACAGCGAGGGCGTGAACTTCCGCAAGGCCATGACCGACGCCGGGTTCAAGCTGGCGCAGTGCTGCGTGTGGGTCAAGCAGTCGCTGGTGCTCGGTCGGCAGGACTACCACTGGCAGCACGAGCCGGTGCTGTACGGCTGGAAGGCCACCGGCGCACACCGCTGGTATTCCGACCGCAAGCAATCGACGGTCTGGAACTTCGACCGACCAGCACGAAACGACGTGCACCCCACCATGAAGCCCGTGGCGCTCATTGAGTACCCGCTGTGCAACAGCAGCCGGGGCGGTGATGTGGTGCTCGACCTCTTTGGCGGTTCCGGCACCACCCTGATCGCGTGCGAGAAGCACAGCCGGTCGGCGCGGTTGATGGAACTCGACCCGAAATACTGCGACGTGATCATCCGTCGCTGGCAAGAATTCACCGGACAGCAGGCAACGCTGGCCGGAGACGGACGCGCATTCGCCCAGGTGGCGGAAGAGCGCATGGAGACCACAAATGCCAGGAGCGAAGGGTAAATCTGGCGGCAAACGTCCGGGCGCTGGCCGCTCGACTTTCAAGCCCACCGACGAGCACCGGGATCTGGTGATGCAGTTGGCCGCGTTCGGCCTGCGTCACTCGGACATCTGCCTGTTCATCAAGGACGCCAAGGGCAAGCCGATCAGCGAGCCGACGATGCGGAAGAACTTCGCCGTCGAACTCGACACCGGGAAGCTGAAAGCCAACGTCAAGGTGGCGCAGACCCTCTACAAGAAGGCCATCGGCGGGGACACCACTTCGATCATCTTCTGGCTGAAATCACAAGCCGGGTGGAAGGACACGCAGCGCGTCGAACTGACGGGCAACGGCGGCGGCCCCATCCAAAGCGTGAGCATGACCCCTGACGAATTCCGGGAGATCGCCAAGAACATCGCCGAAGAGGTTTGACCATGCGCCAATTCAGCCCGGACGAACAATTCGCGGCTGCAAAGATGGCGCAGGCCGACCTGTACTTTTTCTCGCGCTGGATGTTCTTTCAGCGCCGCCGGTACAAGTGGCTGCGCGGGCCGCACCACAAGGCGATCTGCGACGCCCTCATGCGAGTTTTTCGCGGGGAGTGCAAACGCCTGATCATCAACGTGCCGCCCCGGTACTCGAAGACCGAGATCGCGGTGGTCAATTTCATCGCCTGGGCGCTCGGTCACGTGCCCGACGCGGAGTTCATCCACGCGAGCTATGCCGCGCCGCTGGCCGTGAACAACAGCGCCAACGTGCGGTCACTGTTGCAGCACGAGGCTTACCAGCAGGTTTTCCCGGCCTGCCGCATGGCGTCCGACGCGAAAAGCCACTGGACGACCACCGAGGGCGGCGTGATGTACGCCGCCGGTGCCGGGGGCACGATCACCGGCTTCGGCGCGGGCAAGCACCGCGAGGGCTTCGGCGGCGCGATCATCATTGACGACCCGCACAAGCCCGACGAGGCCAAGAGCGATGTCATCCGGCAGGGTGTCATCGACTGGTTTCAGAACACGCTGGAAAGCCGGAAGAACAGCAAGGACACGCCGATCATCCTCATCATGCAGCGCCTGCATGAACACGATCTGGCGGGCTGGCTGCTCGACGGCGGCAACGGCGAGACGTGGGAGCACGTCTGCCTGCCCGCGATTCAGGCCGACGGCACCGCGCTGTGGCCGGAGAAGCACACCATCGAGGACTTGCGCCGGATGGAGAAGGCCGCGCCCTACGTGTTCGCCGGTCAGTACCTGCAACGCCCGGCACCGCCGGAGGGTGGGGTGATCAAGCCCGACGCGATCAACGTGATCGACGCGCTGCCCGCCGAATCCATCAAGTGGGTGCGCGGGTGGGACTTGGCCGCCTCGGTTGATGGCGACCACACTGCGGGCGCAAAGCTCGGCAAGTTGCCCGACGGTCGGTTCATCATCGGCGACATGGTGCGTCTGCGCTGTGGCCCGGATGAACGGGACGCGGCGCTGACGAACACGGCATCCCGCGACGGGAAGTCGGTGCGCATCAGCCTGCCGCAAGACCCCGGTCAAGCCGGAAAGACCCAGGTGCTTTATCTCACGCGCAAGCTGGCGGGCTACCCCGTCACCACCTCGCCGGAATCGGGCGACAAGGTGACGCGGGCCGAACCGCTGGCCGCGCAGATCAACGTCGGCAATGTGCTCATGCTTCGCAGGCCGTGGAACGACGCCCTGATCAACGAAATGCGGATGTTCCCCAATGGGACGACCGATGACCAGATTGACGCTCTTTCGAGGGCTTTCTCTGAACTGATTGCACCGCCTGACCCGGCGCGTGCAGTGCGTGTGCCGCACATGGCACGGTGAGCGCGAACCCATCGCCGGGGCTTGGGGGAAATAAAACCGGCAGGCCGTGATGTGGTGAGACGAGCCGATCTCCTTTCCTCGCCTTGTGCGAGTCTTTTGCGGCGGCAGGCACGGCCACCTTGGAACCGAACCGATGTTCAAAACGATCACTTCAAAAATTGACCGCGACCGGGACTACCCGGAGCGTCAATTCGTCATCGATACGCTGACGCGGGTGCTGGAGGGCACTCTGTACGACCATCTGCCTCACGACTTCCACACCGAGAAGACCGACGCGGGCGAGTACATCCCGCTGCGCGACCGTCGCCCCTCGGTCAAGTACGCCCTGTGCAAGACCGTAGTGGATGACTCGGTGTCGCTGCTGTTCAGCGAGGGGCATTTCCCTTCGGTGGATTGCGAGGACGAGACCACCCGCGACACCCTGACCGAACTGGTCAAGGAAGCGAAGCTCAACGCGGTGATGATTGAGGCCGCGACCATCGGCTCCGTCGGGTCGGTGGCGATTTTCATGCGCGTGCTCAGTGGCCGGGTGTTTTTCGAGGCCAAGAACACGCAGTTCCTCACCCCGGTGTGGCGCGACGACGCCCCCGACACGCTGGCCTCCATCACCGAGCAGTACAAGGTGAAGGGACGGGCGCTCAAGGAAAGCGGCTACACCATCGCCGACGACGACTTGGCCGCTGACTTCTGGTTCCGCCGTGTGTGGGACGACAAGGCCGAGACGTGGTATCTGCCGTGGAAGGTCAAGGACGAAAAAGCCGGGCCTGTGGTGGACACCGCCAAGACCAAACAGCACGGCCTGGGCTTTGTGCCCGCCGAGTGGGTGAAGAACCTGCCCGGCGGCAAGGGCGCAGACGGCGCGAGCACGTTCAACCGTGAGGCCATCGACACCGGCATCGAGATCGACTACCAGCTTTCGCAGGCTGGCCGTGGCCTCAAGTACTCGTCCGACCCCACGCTCCTGATCAAGGAACCGGCGGTCGATGAACAGGGCACCATCGTCAAGGGTGGCGGCAATGCCATCGTGGTCAGCGCCGAGGGCGACGCCAAGATGCTGGAAATCAACGGCACGGCGGCGCAAGCGGTGATCGAGTACGTGCGCATGCTGCGCGAACTGGCGCTCGAGTCCATCCACGGCAACCGCGCCAACGCCGACAAGGTGAGCGCGGCGCAATCTGGCCGGGCGATGGAGTTGATGAACCAAGCCCTGATCTGGCTGGCCGACAAGCTGCGGATCAACTACGGCGAGGGGGCGCTCCTGTCTCTGCTGCGCAAGATCGTGGCGGCCTCGGCCAAGTACCCGCTCAAGGTGAACGGCGAGGAAATCGAACCGCTCAACGCCAAGGCGAAGCTGACGCTGCGCTGGCCCGCCTGGTACGCGCCGACCTACGCCGACAAGCAGACCCAAGCCGAAACGCTCACGACCCTGCGCACGGGCGGCCTGCTGTCGCAGGAAACGGCGGTCAAGTCGCTGGCCGACGGCTACGACATCGAAGACCCGCAGGACGAGGTGCGCAAGATCAAGGCGGAACCGCCCGCACCAGCGGCCAAGACTCCCACGGAGCCGAAGCCGAACCCCGAATCTGATGACTGAGGATCAACATGGCAACCTACAACCTCGACACCGTGGCCGGTGCGCTCGTGCAGGAGACGATGAAGCGGCTCTATGGCGCGTATCGCTCCGAGCGTCACTACAACGTCAAGGCCGTGCCCGGCTTGGCCGTTGGCGACGTGCTGTATTTCGACACCGAAATCCCTGAATGGGCGCGAACGCTGGTCGTCTCGAAGCGGTCGGACACCACCAACCCCGATGTGGTGACCGCGCAGACGGTCGATCCCGCGCTGCCCATTGCCGCAGTGCTGCCGATCAAGACGGCCAACACCGTGCAGACCACCGGCTCGACCTCGAGCACCAACAGCAACACGATCCTGATGCAGCTCTACCCCGTGGGGAACAAGGTGCGCGTCCAGATCACGATTGCGAGCACGGTGCCGAACCAGATGCTGCTGTCGCTGTTGATGTACGACGCCTGATTTTTTCCCACCCCCGCTTGATGCGGGATCTGCAACTGGCCGCCTGATGGCGGCTTTTTTATTGGAGTGTCCTGATGACCACCCCGAACGATAACCCCAACCCGAACCCGACCCCCGCACCGGCTCCGACGCCAGCGCCTGCCGCGCCGACGCCCAAGGAACCGGAAACCTTCTCGGCGGACTACGTGAAGGAATTGCGCCGTGAAAACGCGCACTACCGCACGAAGGCCAAGGAGCAGGAAGAGGCCGCACAGAAGGCGCTGAAAGATGCCGAGGAAACGACCACGAAGGCCAAGGCCGACGCGGACTCTCGCATCATCCGCGCCGAACTGAAAGCCGCTGCGCTCAAGGCCGGGATGATTGACCTCGACGGGTTGAAGCTGGCCGACCTTTCCAAGGTCACTCTCAAGGACGACGGCACCCTCGAAGGTGCTGACGCCCTCATGGAGGGGCTGAAAAAGGACAAGCCCTATCTGTTCGGGCAAGCGGCGACGACTTCCCACCCTGGGAAGGCTCCCGACCCCAACCCTCCGACGCCCAAGAAGGCGACGGAAATGTCCGCCGACGAGTACGCGGCTGCGAAAGCGGCTGCGCTCAATGGCGGCAAGTAATCACGCCTTGGCCGGAGTTCACCGGCCAAGTGCAATCCCATCGGGTGCAGGCCACCAGTGGGGATGAACCCAAACCCTCATTTTCTTTGGAGTGACACATGTCTATTCAGAACATGCCCACCGCCCTGCAACCCATCATCCAGCAGGGCTTTCTGGAGCGCGAGTTCAAGGATGCCTTGACCTCTTCGCTCGGCTTCCGTTCGGTCGCCGACCGCGAGCCGGTCAAGATCAACGTCGGCGAAACCGTGACCAAGACCCGCAACGGTCTCAAGGCTCCGGTGACGACCCCGCTGTCTCCGAGCACCAACACCAACATGGACAACGGCATCACGCCCTCGTCCTTCACGGTGGAGCAGTACACCCTAGGCATCGACCAGTACGGCGACGCCATCGACTTGAACACCGTGACCTCGCAGGTCGGCATCGCCAACCAGTTCCTCAAGAACGCACAGGTCAACGGCGTTCAGGCGTCTCAGTCGCTCGACCGTCTGGCCCGTAACGCGCTGTTCAATGCCCACCTGGGCGGCAACACCCGCGTGCGCGTGACCCTCGGCGGCTCGTCCACCACGCTGCAAGTGGATGATATTCGCGGCTTCTCGGTGGCGCTGTCCGGCGGCAAGATGCTGCCCGTCTCGGCAGGCAACCCCCTCCCGGTGCTGGTCGGCGGCAACGTCTACAACTGCATCGGCGCAACCGCTGACGGCAGCAACGTCACCACCACGCTGATCACCGGCGGCGGCATCAACGGCGTGTCCGGCACGCTGACCTTCGCCTCCAACGTGACCGTGGCCGACGGCACCGCCGGTAACGTGGTCGCCAGCACTTACGCTGCGCCGCTGATCCGTCCGAACGGCAAGTACGTCGGCGGTTCTGCGACTCAGGCCACCGCCTCGGTCGCCGCGCTGACTTCCGCCGACAAGCTGACGCTGGCAACCATTGAGGATGCTGTCGCGCTGCTGCGCAACAACACGGGCATGAAGAACGAACTCTTCAACCTGTACCTCGACAACGTGTCCATGCGCCAACTGTGGGCCGATCAGGACTTCAAGCTGGCCTTCCAAGGTCAGTACGGTTCGCAAGAAATGAAGAAAGGCCAGGTCTTCCAGTTCCTCGGCTGCAACTTCATCCCCACGACCGAAGCCCCGGTTCAGGCTGCCAGCGCCGCCATCCCCGCCGGTGTCCGTCGTCCGATCCTGTGCGCCCCCGGCGCTCTGGTGGAAGGCGACTTCGACGGCATGGAGCAACGCGCCATCGACGCCAGCGGCATCAACAGCGTGGTTCACACTGTGGACGACGTTGTGCAGGTCGTTCGCGCTCCGATTGACCGCTTGCAACAGATCGTGTCGCAGGCGTGGTTCTGGATCGGCGGCTTCGTTGCCCCGACCGACGCCACGGCCAACAGCACCATCATCCCGACCGCTTCGCAGACCTACTACAAGCGTGCGGTGGTGCTTGAGCACGCCGCCTAAGCGGTAGCTGCGTGACCAAAAGCCCGGCCACTTCGGTGGTCGGGCACAACCCAACCCGAACGAGGGCAACCAGCCCCCGGCGGCACCTCCTGCCCAGGAGACTCCGCTGCCCGAGTCCGTGACGATGGCCGCCCCCTACGGCTTCATCAACGAAACGACCAACGAACACCACTTCTGGCAGGCCGGGCAGGTGGTCACCGACCCCGCTGACATCAAGCTGCTGGTCGAGCGACAAGCCCCGCTGGAGTAAACCGCCATGCTGACAGACGCTGAAAAAGTGGACGTTCGCCGGTTTGCCGGTTATGGCAACTACGGCCAGCAGGCACTTCCAGCGTCCGGCTACCGTTTCTCGACGGCCTACGGGACGCTCGAATACAAGCTGAACACTCTGCTGCCGGACGAGGAAAGCACGCTGCGCACGGTCTTTCTGACCCGCCTGCGGACGCTGGAAACCGACCTTGTTGATCAGACCACGCAGAACCTCGACACCGATCAGGCCGCTGTGTGGGTGCACAACAAGAACGAGCACCGCGACCGCCGGGCGCTGTTTTTCGACTTCCGGCGGCAGATGTGCGGCTTCCTTGGCATCCCGCCTGGGCCGAACCTCGGCAAGGGCGGCGGCATGACGGTGGTGGTATGAACGCTGACCAGATCCACGCGAAGATTTACGCGGGCAGGGCGAAAGCGGCGCTGCGCCTTGGGCTGGACTACAACGTGTTCAGGCCCACGGGCACAGGCAACCCGCTGTCCAATCAGGTCGCCACGATCAAGGCCGCATTCAACGCGGGCGACAACACCTACAAGTCGCCCAACATGCCGGGGGATGCCTTCTGGTATGGCGACTTCGACGGGCGGCTGACGCAGCCGGGCGACTACCTCGTGCATCCGGTCAATCCGATGGACGTGAAGTACATCGCCGCGCAGCAGCAGCTTCTGCCGATCATCTGCATCGACTGCAACCGCACCGTGCGCCTCTCGCGTGCCGCCCCGCAGGGCGCACCGGGAGCCGTGGGCGCGGTGGGCTACAGCGGCCTGTGCGACTCGCCGACCGAATCGGTCGATGTGCTCGGCCTCAACCCGGCCAACAACGGCGGCACCTTCGTGGGATGGCCGTGCGCCATCCTCTTCGGGGGAAAGAGTCAGGCCGCCGTCGGGCTGCCCGGTGACGTGAAGAACTCAGGCTGGCGCATCCTCATGCCGCCATCTGTTCCGGTGGTGGTGCGCTCCGGCGACATCCTGACCGACGACCTCGGCAAGCGGTATGCCGTCGAGGGCGCAGAGCAAAGCGACATCGGCTGGCGCATCAACGCGCAGGAGGTGCATCCATAATGGCAGACATCACAGAAGTCGCTCAGGCGCTGGTCGATGTTCTCGCCCAGGCCGCCTACCCGAACGGCACCGCGCAACCATCCGTCGGTAACTGCCCGATCCTGATTTATCAGGGCTGGCCCGTCCCGCAGCAGCTTGAGGCTGACTTGCAGAGCGGCAAGGTGCATATCTCGGTCTTCCCGCGCCCCGGTGATCGGGTGACGGCGGTGATGGCCGGTGACGGCGACTGGCAGGAGCAGAGCAACGACGGCACGCAGGGCGTGAGCGTTCGGGAGATTCGGCGTCAAACCCGGAATTTCCAGATCACCGTGTGGGCCAGTTGCTTCGAGCGCCGTGATCCGGTCGCCAAGGCCATCGACAGCGCATTGGCGAGCATCACCCGCCTGTCGTTCCCCGACGGGTCGCAGGGGGTCATGTCCTACGCCAACTCGGTGCAGGACGACAGCCAGCAGAAGCAGGGCATCTACCGGCGCGATCTGTTCTACGCGGTGAACTACGCCACCACGCAGAGCGAAACGGACTATGCGATCAAGCACGTCCAAACCAATGTCAGTGTCGGCCCCACGCTTGATGCACAAGGCCCGGCGAAAACCATCATCACGTGAGGTCAATCATGAAACTGAAAGTCATCCAGCCGTTCGGCGGCTACGCCGTCGGCGACGAAATCACCGACGAGGCCGAAATCAAGAGGGTTTTGGACTCCGAGCAGGCGCACTACGTGGTCAAGGTTCCCGGCGAACCGAAGCCCGACAAGGACGCCGCCAAGAAGTAACCCCGGATTCCCATAACCCAAAGCCCCCGCAGGCGCAAGCCTCCGGGGGTTTCTTCATTTCGGAGGGCATAACATGCCAGTCAGTCAGCAAGGTGCAATCAACACCACGGCGCTTTACGTCCCGGACGTGTACGTCCAGATCGTTTCGCCGTCTGAAAACTTCCTCAATGGTCTGCCGACCAACATCCTCGGCATCGTGGGCACCGCCCAATGGGGGCCGGTCAACGCGCCCACCATCGTCGGCAGCTTGTCCGACTACGTGCAGCAGTTCGGCAACATCCAAGCCCGCAAGTACGACATGGGCACCGCTGTGTGGGCCGCCGTGCTCAACGGCGCGAACAACATGCGCTGCGTGCGCGTCACCGACGGCACCGATGTGGCTGCGTCCGTGGCCGTTTTGACCAACTGCATCACCTTCACGGCCAAGTACACCGGCACCCTGGGCAACTCGCTGCAAGTCACGATTGCCAACGGCAGCAAGGCGAACAGTTGGAAGGCGGTCGTGGCAATGCCAGGCCTCGTGCCCGAGGTCTATGACAACATCGGCGCGGGCCTGACCGGAAACGCCCTGTGGATCGCCATCGCCAGCGCCATCAACAACGGCATCGACGGTCTGCGCGGCAAGTCCGGCCTGGTCGTCGCCACCGCTGGCGCAGGCACCACGGCACCGACGGCAGCCACCTACACGCTGGCAGGCGGTACCGACGGCACTACCACCATCACCGGCGCGACGCTGGTGGGCGTGGACACGATCCCCCGCAAGGGCATGTACGCGCTGCGTGGCACCTACACCAGCGTGGCGATGCTGGCCGACTGCGACGACAGCACCACCTGGACAACGCAGGTAGCGTTCGGTCTGTCCGAGGGCGTCTACATGATCGCCACCGGGCCGGTGGGCGACACCATCAGCAACGCCGTGAGCACCAAGGCAACCGCAGGCATCGACACCTACACGATGAAGCTGCTGTTCGGCGATTGGGTGTATTTCCAAGACACGGTGAACAACCAGATTCGCCTGATCTCGCCGCAAGGTTTCGTAGCTGGTCGCTTGTCTGGCCTGTCGCCGGAGCAGTCGAGCCTGAACAAGCCGCTGTACGGCATCGTCGGCACGCAGAAGAGCTACCAGAACCTGACCTACTCGCAAGCCGAGTTGCAGGCGCTGGCCCAGGCTGGCATCGACGTGATCGCCAATCCGATCCCGGCGGGCAACAGCTTCGGCGTGCGCATCGGTCAGAACTGCTCGTCCAACGCCGTCATCAACGGGGACAACTACACCCGGATGACCAACTACATCGCCTACACCCTGAACGGTGGCATGGGCTTGTACGTCGGCAAGCTGCAAAGCCCGAAGACGCGCAACGATGCTTTCGGCACGGTGAATGCCTTCATGTCGAACCTCTGGCAGCAAGGCATGATCGGCGATGTGAACGACCCGCAGAAGCAGCCGTTCTCGATTCAGTTGGACAAGAACAACAACCCGTCCAGCCGCGTCGCGCTCGGCTACATGCAGATCGATTGCCGCATCACCTACCTGTCGGTGATCACCAAGCTGATCATCAACGTGGAAGGCGGCCAGTCGGTCAAGGTCAGCGTCGCCAACATCACGCCGCAGTAATTCCCTATCAATCCAACCCCGCCACCCGGCGGGGTTTTCCGTTTCTAGGAGCGTCAAATGAGTCAAAACGGTTATTCGCTTGGGCGCGACGTAACGCTGGCGATCATCCTGCCCGACGGCAGCAGCCTCAACCTGGGCAAGGTCACCAAGTTCACGTCGAAGCAGGACACCACCGATCAGAAGCTGAAAGGCATCGACGGCATCGTGGATCACCTGCGTTTCTATGAGGGCTGGTCGGGTTCCTTTGAGTCCGAGCGTCGCGGCCCCGACCTCGATGTCTATTTCGCCCGGCTGGAATCCAACTTCTACGCCGGTACCGACGAACCGCCCGCCACGCTGCAACAGACCATCGTGGAACCCAACGGGCAGGTGTCGCAGTACCGCTATGAGCGCGTGCTGCTCAAGTACGACGACGCGGGCGACTGGTCTGGCGACAAGTCGGTGCACCAGAAGATTTCCTTCCTCGCGTCGCGTCGCATCAAGCAGGCGTAAGCACGTTTTCCCCAACAGGCCGGGTTGATCCAGGCCTTTTTCACACCCTCAAGGAGTTGCAATGTCTGGCACAGAGCAAAAAACCGCTGAAATCGGCGGCGCAAAGGTAACCATCAATCCGTCCGAACAGGTCGTGAAGGCTGCATCCAAGGATGTGACCGTCACCGATTCGCTTGGGCGCACCATCCGGCTGAAAAAGCCGAACCCTCTGGCAAACCTCGACTTCGCCAAGGCTGCGGGCAGCGAGAAGCTGAACGTGCTGTATCTGGCCGAGGTCGCCCACCTCAAGTTCGTGGCCGCGATTGACGACCAGCCGGTCGCCACGCCTAGCACCGAAGGCGAGCTTCGCGCCCTGTACCAGCGCCTGGGTGAAGAAGGCAACGAAGCCGCGATGAATGGCGTCGCCGCCAACTTCGCGGGCGCGGCGGTCGCTCAGACCAACGAGGCCGAGCTAAAAAACTCCTGACGGACGCAGCCGCAAACGAGTGTTTGTGGCTCGTCCATAACGGGGTGCCGTTCGATGTGGCCTTCGCCCTCGATGACGTGCGGCGGCAGTGGATGGCGATCAAGTTCAGCGAGTTCCAAGGTGCTGAATTCGACATCCACACCATGACTTTCAAGGAGAAACCGGAATGAAGCAGTTCGGAAGCCTCGCGGCCTTTGCTGCCGAGATCACCGCCTTGGAAGCCGGGGTGGTTTTCCAGCTTGAAAAGGGGTTGGAAGCCGTCGCCGTCAAGATCGAGAAGACGGCCAAGGAAGAAATCGGCGAGTACCAAGAGGCTGTCGGCCCATTCCCGGCATGGGAAGAACTGGCCGACAGCACCAAGGCTGACCGGGTGCGCAAGGGCTACACCGAGAACGACCCGCTGTTGCGCAGCGGCGAGTTGCGCGACTCCATCAGCCACGAAACGAAGGGGCTGGAAGCCGTGATCGGCTCCGACTCCGACATTGCGGTCTATCAGGAAATGGGCACGGCGAAGATTCCGCCACGCCCGTTCCTTGGCCCGGCGGTCGAGCACAACCACGAGGCGATCAGGAAGATCGTCGGCGGTGCGGTGGTGACGGGATTGTTGGGTGGCGGGTCAATTCCGGCGAGTCTGGAATATGACCACGAGATTTAGAACAGGCTGCTGATCGCTGACCACACGATGATGCAGCCGATCACGATGACCGGCACGGCAATGACCAAGGCAAGCGCCGCGTACATCAAAAGCAGCACGGCACCGCCCCAGGACAGGCGCGTTTTGTCGCTGTTGCGGTCGATTTGAACGATGGCGCTGTCCCTGTACGGCTGCCAGTCGGGTTTGCGCACGACCTTTCGGACGTTCGGGTACTGAATCCAGCGTACCCGGTCGGCAAGCCACTCCTGTGTGCGGTAGAGGAAATCCATGAGTATCGAAGCCTACAAAATCGCCGTAAAAATTGCCATGGTTGAGAATGTGACAGCGGGATTGGCGTCCCTATCCCGTCACTTTATCGCAACCAACAAGAGCGCGGAAGAACTGCAAACCCGGCTGACCAGCATCGGGAAGATGGCGCTTTTGGGCGGCGGCGCTCTGGCCGCTGGCGGTTTCGGCCTGAAACTGTTGCACGGCCCGCTTGAGGAAGCCAATAAGTATCAGGTCGAAATGGCGAAGCTACAGGCGCAGGGCGTTGGCGATGTTGCCCTCGCGCAAGCCGACAAGTACGCCAAGGCACAGAAGATCATGGGTGCCAGCGCGACCGACACTCTCAAGATGCTGGCCGAATCGCAGTCCGTGTTGCGCGACTTCGAGCACGCCAAGGATGTGACCCCCTTGCTTCTGCGCATGAAGTTCGGCATTGAGTCGGTCATGGCCCAGGGCGGCCACGGCAGCGGCCACGGTGAAAAAGCGCAGCGCATGTTCATGGACGCGCTGAAAGTGGCCGAATTGCGCGGCGCTCTGAACGACCCCATCACCGGGAAATTCAGCGAAGAGCGGTTCCACAAGACGCTTGACCTGATGACCAAGGCTTACACGGCGTCCGGCGGTCTGGTGAAGCCGTCCGAGTACCTGAACATGATCAAGACCGGCGGCGTGTCGGCCAAGGGGCTGTCTGACAACAGCTTCTTCTTCGGCATGATGCACATGATGCAGGAGATGGGCGGCAACCGCGTCGGCACCTCGCTGATGTCCGGCTACCAGAACTGGGTCATGGGGCGCACCACGCAGCAGGTGGCCGAGGAAATGGCGAAGTCCGGGATGATTGACCCGTCGCAAGTCAAGTACGGCAAGACCGGACACATCACGAAGGTGTTGCCGGGGGCGTTGCAGAACGCTCAAATGTTCCGCGAGAACCCGTTCGAGTATCTGGAAAAGGTCGTGCTGCCGCAGGCCCGCGCCAAAGGCGTGCAGGACGGTCAGCAAATGACCGACTACCTTGACAAGCTGTACTCGAACCGCACGTGGGGCAACTTGCTCAACACGATGTACCGCGAGCGGGCCAACATCCACAAGCACATGGCTGCCGGTGGTCAGGCCGCCGGCATTGACGAACTGGCAAAGATCGGCGCGGGCGGGCTTCCGGGCAAGGAAATCGACTACGAAGCGAAGTTGGCGAACCTCAAGCTGGTGCTCGGCGAGAAGATTTTGCCGCTGGCGGTCTATGGCCTCGAAAAGCTGATCAGCGCACTGGATCACCTGACCGCGTTTGCGCGGGAGTGGCCGACACTGACCAAGGTGCTGGTGGTGGGCTTTGCTGCCCTGTCCGGTCTGGCGGTGGTGGCCGGTGGCGTGCTGCTGTTCGCCTCGGCTTTCCGGGCGCTGGCGGTGATCTGGCAATTCACACGGCTCGGCGTGGTGTTTCGTGGCCTCATGTCTGGCGTCGGCTTCGGCTTGCGCATCGCGGGGCAGGCGGTGCTGTTCCTTGGCCGGGCGCTGCTGATGAACCCCATCGGCCTGATCGTCACCGGCATTGCGGTCGCGGCCTTCCTGCTGTGGAAGAACTGGGACAGCATCAAGCCGAAGCTGCTGGAACTGTGGGAGAGCATCAAGACCGGGTTCCACACCTTCATTCACATGTACCTGAGCGGCTGGCAGTCGCTGTTCAACTTCCTGATCGACGGCATCAACAAGCTGTTGCCGAAGGCGATGGAGTTGAATCGGCTGTCGTTCGCTGACGACTACGCCAAGGCGAACCTGCCGCAGAAGGGTGGCAGCCCCTACGTGGTTCCCAACAAGGGGCAGACCGTGCAGGTGAACACCGTCCTGAACATGGACGGGCGTCAGGTCGCTACGGCGGTGACGACGCACCAAGCACGCGAAGCCAACCGCCCAGGCATGGGCGCACCGACGTTTGACCCGACGCGGGCACCAATGCCGGTCGGACTTGGATATGCACGATGAAACCAGACACCACCCTGACGCTGCAATCACTCGACACCGGGGACGTTTTCGAGTTCGCATGCTTCGAGATTCCTGAGCAGATTCCCTTCGGGGGTGAGCAGCGCCTGAACGTGCATGAACTGGTTGGCGGCGTGCGCGTCATCGACGCGATGGGCGCGACGCCCATGCCGGTCGAGTGGTCGGGGCAGTTCGTCGGCGATACCGCCCTTGAGCGTGCCCTGTACATTGACGGGCTGCGCAAGGCCGGTCTGCCGCTGATGCTGACATGGGACGCGCTGGCCTTCACGGTGGTCATCAAGTCGTTCCACTGCGAGTTCAAGCGGTACTACCGGCTGCCGTACCGCATTTCGTGCGAGGTGGTCGAAGACCTGACCGACCCGGTGGACTACATCGCCGCGCCGAGCATCGACCAGTTGATCACCGATGACATGAACACGGCCAACGGGCTGGCATCGTCGGTGGGCGATGGCACGCTGTCCTCGCTGATGGGCACCCTGAACAGCGCCATTTCCACGGTGAGCAGCTTCGCGCAGGCGGCACAGAGCACGATCAACAGCGTGCTCCAGCCGATTGCAGCGGTGCGGGCGCAAGTCGGCATCCTCATGCAGTCGGCCAATGGGGTAATCCAGAACGTGACCACCTTGGGCGGCATCCTGCCGGGCAACCCCGTCGCGCAGCAGGCCAACAAGCTGCTCGGCCAGATCAACGCGGTGAATCAGTCGCCGACGCTGATCAACCTCGACCGGGTGCTTGGGCGCATGGCCACGAACATCGGGACGATCAACAGCGGCACCCGTCAGGTGGCCGTGGCGGGCGGCAATCTCTACTCGGTGGCGGCCAATCAGTACGGCGACCCGATGGGATGGACGGCCATCGCCCAGGCCAACGGCCTGAAAGACCCGCAGGTCAATGGCGTGGCGCAACTGACTATCCCGCCATACAACAACCAAACGGACGGAGTGCTGAATGCCTGATCTGAACACCTTGCCGGTGCTGCCGAACGTGCGGCAGCCTCGCGGTGCGGTGAAGTTGAACGGCGAACTGATTCCCGGATGGGTGTCGTGGGAGGTGGACAACAACGCCTTCCGCAGCGCGGACACCTTCCGTGTAGTGTTCGTCGTCTCGATGCTCCCGGCCACACGCGACGCCGCGTGGTTTGCGGCGCAGTCGAGCATGCTGGTCGAGATTCTGGCCGGTTTCCCGGCGGACGCACAGAACTTCGCGGCATCCGAACTGGACAGTCTGATCTATGGGCAAACCGACGAGGTGCTGTTCGACCCGGTGAAGGGCACCATCGAGCTATCTGGCCGCGACCTGACGGCGGCGCTGATCGACACCAAGACCAGCGAGCACTTTGCCAACCAGACGAGCAGCCAGATCGCCACGACCCTCGCGCAACGGCACGGCCTCAAGCCGGTCGTGACGGCTACCAAGACACGGGCGGGCGACTACTACAAGGACGACCACGCCAGCACCACGCAGCAGCAAAGCGAATGGGAACTGCTGACGTTCTTGGCGAACGTGGAGGACTTCGTGCTCTACGTCAAAGGGCAGGAACTGCACTTCGAGCCGCGCCCAGGCGAACAGACCGACCACTATGTCATCGCATGGGACGGCCCGAACGCAGACCGGGGGCACCCGGTCGCCAACTTGGTCAGCTTGCAGTTTTCCCGTGCCTTGACCATCGCCAAGGGCGTCACCGTCGAGGTGCATAGCTGGAACGCCAAGCAGAAGAAGGGCTTCACGGCGTCATGGCCGAAGGCGGCCAAAGCGGTGCAGCCAGGTCAGGCAGCGGCCAAGACGCAGGTGTATCGCTACACCATCGCCGGGCTGACGCAGGACAAGGCGCTACAGCGGGCACAAAGCATCTACCGGCAGATCATCGCGCACGAAATGCGGCTGACGGGCTACCTGCCCGCCGACAACGTGCTCGACTGCACCAAGACGCTGCTGGTGCGCGGCACCGGCACGGCTTTCGATCAGGTCTATTTCCCGGAGAGCGTCATGCGCTCCATGACCCTGAACGAGGGCTACCGGATGAACATCCGGGCGAAGAACACCGGCCCGGAATTGGAGGCAACGCAATGATGCACGACCTGCTCAACGCACAGAAGGCCGCAGCGCAGCAGGCCACCCAAGGCCGGGCTTCCACGCGGCAGGGTGTCATATCCAGCTACGACCCGAACGCCTACGCGGTGAAGGTCATGCTGCAACCGGACAACGTGCCCACCGGCTGGATTCCGCTCAAGTCGGCGTGGATCGGCAACGGGTGGGGGCTGTTCTGCCCGCCGTCCATCGGCGATGCCGTCGAGGTGGATTTCCAAGAGGATGACGGCGGTGTCGGCAGCGTGGGCCTGCGCTTCTTCAACGACGCAGACCGCCCGCTGCCGTGCCCGTCCGGTGAATTCTGGCTGGTGCACAAGTCGGGGTCGCTGCTCAAGTTCCACAACGATGGCAGCGTCGAACTCCAAGCGGCTGCCGATCTGAATGCGACCGTGGCGGGCAATGCCAACGTGTCCGTGGCGGGGAACATCACCAGCAGCGCCGCGCAGTGGAATCACACCGGGCCGGTGAAGATCAACGGCACCGCGCTCATTACCGGGAAGATCACCGGGCAGGGCGGCATGGCCGTGAGCGGTGGTTCTGGCGCAACCGTGGCTGGAAATCTGGCCGTCACTGGCGGCAATGTCACCGCAGACGGCATCGGTCTCAAGACACACACGCACAACGGCGTCCAGCCGGGCAGCGGCAATACGGGACAACCGCAATGAACCTGAACGATCTCAGCCAGTACGTTGGCGGCGACCTGTCACCGTCCGGCACCGGCGACCTGCAAGCGGCCAACGGCACGCTGCGCGGGCAGCAGCGCGTGCTGCGCCGGTTGCTGACGAACCCAGGCGACTACCTGTTTCACCCGGAATACGGGGCGGGGCTTCCGCAGTATGTCGGCCAACCCGCTGACATCGCCAAGATTCGTGCCCTGATTCGGGGGCAGATTCTCTTGGAGGATTCGGTCGCCAAGTCGCCAGCGCCCGTCATCACCGTTGTGCCCGTCAGGGTAAGCGGTGGTGGTGGCTTCGCCGTCTCGATCAAGTACCACGACGCGGCCACCGGCCAGCCCGTGAATCTCAATTTCAACGTCTCGAAGTGATCACCTCATGGCAATCAACGCGAAAGACTTTCAAACCCTCGTGCGCGAGCAGGTCGCGGCGATCCAAGGCGGCACCAGCAAGGTACTGGTCGATCTCTCCGTCGGCAGCATCCTACGCTCGGTGGTCGAGGCGTACAGCGCCGTGGCGCTCTGGTTGCAGGGGCTGATCCTGCAACTGCTGGCGACGACGCGGGCGGCCACGTCCAGCGGCACCGATCTGGATTCGTGGGTCGCCGACTATGGCCTGACGCGCCTACCGGCCAGCCCCGCCAGCGGCGTGGTGACGTTCTCGCGCTTCACGCCCACGCAGCAGGCCGTGGTGCCGGTGGGTGCCATCGTGCAGACCGCCGACGGCACACAGCAGTACGCCGTGACCGTGGACACCACCAACCCGGCGTACAGCGCCTCGCAGGGTGGCTATGTGATGGCCGCAGGCAACGCCTCGGTGAATGCCCCGGTGGTAGCGGTCTCTGTGGGGGCCGCAGGCAACGCCTCGGTGAATGGCGTCAACACCCTGGGCCAAGCCATCCCCGGCGTGGACACGGTGACCAACGCGGCGGCCTTCACCAACGGCACGAACGCTGAATCGGACGCCGCGCTGCGCACGCGCTTCATCGCCTACGTCGCCAGCCTGTCGAAAGCGACCAAGGCGGCGGTGGGTTACGCGGCCACGTCGCTCAAGCAGGGGCTGACCTACACGCTGGTGGAAAACCAGCAGTACAACGGCACCGCGCAGAACGGGTATTTCTATCTGGTGGTGGACGACGGCACGGGCTACCCGTCCTCCACGTTCTTGGCGACGGTGTACAACGCCATCGACGCGGTGCGACCTCTGACCAGCACCTTCGGCGTGTTCGCGCCGGTCGTGCTCGCGGCTAACGTCGGCATGACCATTACCACGGCAGCAGGCTATGACCACATTGCCACGGCCTCGCTGGTGGCGGCTGCGCTGACTAGCTACATCAACTCGCTGCCGCTTGGCACGCCGCTGGCGTGGTCGCGGCTGGCACAAGTGGCCTACGACGCCTCGCCGGGCGTGACGAACGTGTCGGCGGTGCTGCTCAACGGCGCGACGGCAGACATTGCAACCACCAATCAGCAGGTCGTGAAGGCCGGAACGGTATCGGTGGCTTGATATGGCAACAGGTGACCAAACCGACATCTTCGGGCGCATCAAGGCGTTGATCCCGCGATGGTTCAGCGACAGCACGCCCGTACTCGATGCGCTGCTGCGCGGCTTCGCTTATGCCAAGTCGTTCGTCTATGGCCTGATCGTCTATGCGGCGCTGCAAACCCGCATCAAGACGGCGACAGACGGTTGGCTGGACATGATCGCGGCGGATTTCTTCGGCTCGTCGCTGCTGCGCAAGTCCGGGCAGTCTGACGCATCGTTCAGGAACCGCATCATCATCAACCTGTTCCGTGAGCGGGCAACCCGCAATGGGCTGGTGAAGGTGCTGACCGATCTGACAGGCCGCGCCCCGGCGGTATTCGAGCCGCAGCGACCGCTCGACACCGGCAGCTATGGCGGCCCGCTGATTGGGTACGGCATGGCTGGTGGCTATGGCTCCATGCTGCTGCCGTTTCAGGCGTTCGTGACGGCCTTCCGGCCATCAAGCACTGGAATCCCCAACGTGGCGGGCTATGGTGTCTCGACCGGCGGCTACGGCCAAGCGTCGCAAGCGGAACTGGCCTCGATGAACATGATTCAAGGGTCAGTGGCCGACGTGGACATTTACGCCGCCATCGACAGCGTGAAGCCAGCCGGAACGACCGTCTGGACGCGCATCAGCAACTGACGACACACCACCCCACCAATTCACTTCTGGCCGCCTTCGGGCGGCTTTTTCATTACTGGAGGCACATCTTGGATCGCCAAACCGTCTACCCTGGGGCAATCCCCCTCGAAACCGATCTGCTCAACACCAACCGCAATACGCTGGTGGGGTTGGCAAAGCTCGCAGCCGCCATGCTTGGCACGAGCACGCTGGTCAATGGCTTGGCCTGCGTTCCGACCGCCCCGGCCACGTTGCAGGTGCAGGTCTCGCCGGGCGAGATTTACAGCCTGCAAAACCTCGACGGCACGGCCTACAGTTCGCTGGCTGCCGACACCACGCACCAGATCCTCAAGCAGGGTCTGCTTATGGATGCTGCAACGCTGAACTGCCCCGCACCGACCACCAGCGGGTACAGCATCAACTACCTGATCGAGGCAACCTATCAGGACGTGGACGGCAACGCTGTGGTGCTGCCGTACTACAACGCCAGCAACCCGTCGCAGGCGTATTCCGGCCCGGCCAACAGCGGCACGGCGCAGAACACAACCCGCAAGGGCGTCTGCATGGTGCAGGTGAAGGCTGGTGTCGCGGCCACCACCGGCACGCAGCAGACCCCGGCAGCCGACAGCGGCTATGTCGGCCTGTGGGTGGTGACGGTGGCCTACGGCCAGACGCAGATCACGGCGGCTAACATCGCCCAGGCTGCCAATGCGCCGTTCCTGCCGTCCGGCGGCATCGTGCCGAGCGTTCAGAACAACGCCTTCAACTACGCGCTGGACACCGGCACGGCCAACACCTATCAGGTGTCCTACAACCCGCCGGTGACACAGCTTACCGACGGCATGATCCTGTCGTTTCGTGCCAAGACCGCGAACACCGGCGCTTCGACGTTCTCCCCGAATGGTCTGGCGTCAAAGCCGATTTACGCGCAAGGGCACGCCGCACTTTTGGGTGGCGAAATCGTCGTCAATGGCTTTGTCGAGGTCGAGTGGAACAGTGCATTGAATGGTTGGGTGCTCTGCGAAAACTCTGGCGGATTGCTACCGCAGAACATTATTCAGAGAGGCGTTCAGCAATTCACAGCGAACGGTTCTTTCACCGTTCCAGCGGGGGTTACGAAGCTGTGGGTGTCGCTGGTTGGCGGCGGAGGCGGTGGGGCTGGATCGATTAACGGTGCCGCTTATACGGCGGGAGGCGGCGGAAGCGGCGGGGTTCAATACCGTGTCCCGGTAACGGTCACTCCGGGGCAAGTCGTCGCAGTAACTATTGGCTCTGGCGGGGCGGGCGGTATTGGTTCCGGTTCTGGTGGTACTTACGCGAACAGCAATGGGGCTTCCGGCGGCGCTAGTACTTTCGGGGCATTGCTAACGGCATCAGGCGGGGCTGGTGGAAATTGTCAGGCCGGGCAAGCCTACGGTGGGGCACCGGGGTCATCTTCATTTGCAGCGAAAGGCGAGAGCGGGACTACAAACGGAGTTACCGCAGACCGTGCCGGTGCGGGCGGAGGCAACATTTTCGGCCCACCCAATTTTTACGATCACGGCGTAATCGTGGCTGCTGGCTATGGAGTAGGCGGTGCCGGTGGCCGCGCTTACGGATATTGGCAGAACGGGAATTCTGGTTCTTCTGGCATTTGTATTGTGGAGTGGTAATCATGGCAAAAGCACAAATTGGCAAGACCTACGCACAAGTGCTTGATGGTGCGTGCCACTGGGTTTTTACGGTCAATGATTTGCAGGAATGGAACGACAGCGACATCACCGTTGTAGATGTGACGGGTCAAAACGTGTCTGTTGGCGACACCTTTGACGGAACAACTTTTCATCCGCCCACCATCGACCTATCGCAGATCAAAGCGACGCAAGTTTCAGCAATCAGCGTAGCGTGCGCCGCAGCCATTACTGGCGGCTTTCAGTCCTCAGCACTCGGCAAGGCATACACCTACCCAAGTCAGCAGACCGATCAGGCCAACCTCGCGGCCAACGTGCTGTCGTCCATGTACCCGAATCTCCCAGCGAACTGGACGACGCTGCAACTGTGCGCAGACAGCAAAGGCGTGTGGGACTACCGCCCGCACATCGCTGCGCAAATTCAGCAGGTGGGCAGCGACGGCAAGGCGGCGATTCTGGCGTGCCTGACGAAGAACGCCCAACTGCAAGCGCAGATCAAGGCCGCGCCCGACGTGGCCACGGTTCAGCAAATCGTCTGGTAAGGGGGGGCTGCGATGCGATACGACGAAATCCGCGACCAGATCGCGGACGGGGATGTTTTGGGCGTGTCGTGCAAGGGGCTGTTCTGGTCACTGGTCAAGGTCGTGCAGCGTGCTGCCGGTCTTGGCCGGTACGCGCAGATCACGCACGTCGGAGTGGCGTGGTGGGTGAATGGCCGCCTGTACTCGGTGGAAATGGACGGACGGCACAACGTGCTGCGCCCGGTGTCGCAACACCTCGCCGAGGGCAGTGCGGTGACGGTGTTCCGCGCCCCGGTGCCGTCGGTTTCGATGGAGGCGCAGTTCGAGCGTGCGACCGCAGCGCCGATTCAGTACGACTACATCGACCTGCTGCGCATCGGCGTGCGGCTGCTGTTCCGTGCCGACACCGGCGCGGACGGCAACGGCGAAATGGTGTGCAGCCCGTTCGTCGCCCGCTGGATGCAATGGGCTGGCTGGCCGCCCCCGCATGGTTTCCCGGATATGCCAAGTCCCGGCGAACTGTGCCGGGCACTTGGAACCCCCACATTTGCAATCGAGGCCGCCAGTGAGCGGCCTTAGTTTTTCTGGAGAAGAAGAAGGTATGGAAACCCAATCCACGATCAACTTGGTGCTCGGCGCTGGCATGACAGTGCTTGGCTGGTTTGCCCGCGAAATGTGGGCGGCGGTCAAGGAACTGAAAGCCGATCTTGCCCACCTGCGCGAGGAACTGCCCAAGGAGTACGTCGCCAAGGATGACTACAAGGAGGACATCCGCGACCTCAAGGAAATGGTCGGCAAGATTTTCGACCGCCTGGAAGCCAAGCAGGACAAGCAGGGCAACCACATCCACCACAGGAGCGGGGAATGACGACACACGAACAGAAGCACACCATCACCGAGTTCGTGGAGTTCCCCGATCACGACCAGCGCACCGAGAGCGCCGAATTCCGCAAGAACAAGCGCGTGCTGGTGAAGCAGCTTGACCTGCCGTGCTTCATCTGCGGTTGCCGCGATCAGCGCGAGGTACACCACCTGCACGAGTGGGCGTTGTGGGGCGCTCTCGAACCCGAAAAGGTGCTCGACACCCTGCACGTGTTCGACCCCTACGGCTTCACGCACAAGATGGGCGAGCAGCCCATCGAGACGCCGGACGACATTCGCAACCTGCTGGTGCTGTGCGGCCACTGCGAGATTGACGGCGTGCCGGTGCCCGGCGGCCATCACCGTGGCGTGGATGCCGGTGTCCACGACCTCACTTTCCCCACTTGGATCGCGCAACGCGCCGTCAAAGTGGGCATGTCCATCACCAAGGCTGTGCAGCACGTCAAGAACCTCGACGCCAAGCTGCGCGGCAAAACCTCGGAGAAATGACCATGTTTCGATTCCGCAATCTCTATCTCGTCCTGGGCAGCGTCTTGGTGTTGGCGGCGCTGTTCTACACCGACCCCGACGGCGGCCTGAGCACTGGCATGCTGGTGCTCGGCCTGCTGGTGTGCGTGCTGGCTGTGGCTTTCGCGCACGTCTCGCGCAAGGCGCTGACCGACTACCCGGAAGCGGACATGCAGAAGCTGTTCGCCCGCGCCAGCGAGTCGCCGACCGGGGCAGGGTTGGCGCTGGTGGCGCTGTCCATCCTCATGGCGGCGCTGCTGATGCTGTTCGGCAGCAAGGTGCACGCGGCCACGCTCGACCCGGCGACGTTCATCCCGGCCAAGGCGCAGACCTACGCGCCGGTGCTCCGCGCCGAGCAGCGGCAGTTCTGGCCTGACCACCCGGCACCGTCGGCGCTGGCCGGGCTGGTCGAGCAGGAATCGTGCGTCGCCCTGGGCAGCCCGTCGTGCTGGTCGCCGACCTCGCGCCTCAAGACCTCCCGCGAGGAAGGGGCAGGCATGGGGCAGATCACCCGCGCTTTCCGGCCTGACGGCTCGGTGCGCTTCGACTCGCTGGCCGACATGCGCAGCCGGTATTCGGAGTTGCAGGGCTGGTCGTGGGCCAACGTGTACGAGCGCCCGGACTTGCAGCTTCGCGCCATCGTGCTCATGTCACGGGGCAACTATCAGGACATTCACCGCCTAGTGAAAGACCCGCAGGCGGCGCTGGCGTTCGCGGACGCGGCCTACAACGGGGGCATGGGTGGCGTGCAGGCCGACCGCCGGGCCTGCGGCCTGAAACACGGCTGTGACCCGCAGCGGTGGTTCGGCAACGTCGAGGCGACATGCACCAAGAGCCGGGCGGCGCTCTACGGCAAGCGGTCGGCGTGCGACATCAACCGGGAGCACGTCCACAACGTGATGCTGGTGCGCTCGGCCAAGTACCGCCCGCTGATGGAGGCCACCTGATGAACCCGATCACCGAAGTGGAAGCCGTCGCCACCGGCTTTTCGCCGTGGCGCATAGTGGCCGTGCTGGTGGTGATTGCCGTCCTGCTTGGCCTGGGCGCGGCTGGCGGCTACAAGGCGGCACGCGCCTACTACGAGCCGAAGCTGACGGAGGCCAATGAGCAGATCGGCACGCTGACGGCGGCGAACACCGCCCTGAAAGCCTCGGTCGATCACCAGAACGCGGCCATCGCCGCCCTGCAAGCCGAAGGGCAGAAGCGCCAGCAGGCGGCCACGGTTGCCGTGCAGCAGGCGCACAAGGCAGCGGCGAAGAACCAAACCCGCGCCCAGGCGGTGCTGTTGCTCAAGCCCCCGCCGGGCGTGAATCAATGCACGGCGGCGCAGGCGGCCTTTGACGATGAACTACGAGACGAGCGAGGTGCAAAATGATTGGCGAACCCAATGGCGAACCACACGGAAACTTCCGGTTCGCCAATGCGAAACCCTCGATGCGACTTTCGCTTACCGGCTTTTTGGTCGGAATTCTTTCGTTTGGCCTCGCCGGGTGTGCCACCGCGCCGCGCCCGGCGCAGCCCGTCGAGGTGAGCGTTCCGGTGGCCGTGCCGTGCAAGGCACCCGTGCCGGAGCGCCCGGCGTTCGCCGTCGATGCGCTGCCCATCGGCTCCGGCATTTGGGAGCAGATGAAGGCGCTACGCGCCGAGCGGTTCCAGCGCAAGGGCTACGAGGCCGAGCTTGAAGCTGCCGTCAATGCCTGCCAGTGAGCACAACCCCCGCACTCAGTGACTTCGTGTCCTGGGTGCGGGGGTGCTTTTTTTGTTTGTGGTTGGGCTTGACGAACTACGGGAAACCCGTATAATTTAACTC